GGACCAGAATATCCTAAACTTTGTGCTAAGTTTAATTTTTCTTCCTCGTCCATATCAACAAATTGATTAGGGTCTAAATCTTTAAACCCTCCCCAATCCATATCGGTATAATCGCCAGTGTAATACTCTGCTAAACCAGTAGTTGGATTATAAGTCCCAGCACCTACTTCTTTAGTAAGTAACTCTCCTAAAACCCCGTAATCATCAATAGCACGTGCTTCTCTTGGATTAACGTGAGATAATTCTCCGCCTACATTACGTAATTCTGAATCACCTTTTCTACCTTGAGCTGCTAAATAATCATATATAAAATTCTTCATAATTCTTCCTATTTATTATAAGTTCTTCCACCTTGCATCATATTTCCTATAGCCCATTCTTCATTCATTGTACCGACAAGAGGGTCAAGTTCGCTTTCAGGAATTTCTTCTGAATAGCCAAAATTATACGGGTTGCTAGGGTCATAGCTAGAACCAGGGTCAGTATATACAGTATTAACTGGAATATCATTTAAACCAAAAGCCTCCAACAATCCTCCTATTTTAGATTCATCATCTAAATTTCCAACAACTGAATCATATGCTGCTTGAGGATTTCTAAAATTTAAATCTGAAATAGCTTGATTATATCCACTACTTCCAATATCCATTCCCTTAGTCATATGTCCAATTTTAGCTGAGTCACTTAATGTACTTAACATAGGGCTTGTATATGCAGATACAGCTGCTGTTAATCCTGATTTTAAAATAGCACCATCATCCATTTTCTTTAATGATTTATACATGTCTGCTGTCGCTGATTGTCCAAATTTAGTTTTAATATCTGGAATAGATTTATCAGCTATATTTCTTCCTATAGCTTGACCTGCAGCTGCACCTATTCCTGACGCTATAGCACCAGCAGCTAATGATAGGCCTCCAGTTACAGGAGCTAATAATACTGGTAGAAACGTTCCAAGCAATCCTCCAATACTTCCAAATAAACCACGTTTACTTGATTCATCTTGTGCGGCCTTCTCTCTTTTACGAGTATCCTTATCCGCATCCATCTCCATTAATGATTGTCCAAAATCTAATCCCATACTATTCCTCTTCTACTGGCTTGAATTTAAACCATTGACCACCAGCTTTTATTAAAAGTCTAACACCCTCATCTGTAACACGTAATTGCATCTCCGCTTCTTCTCCCTCATCATCTAAAGGTTGTCCTTCTCCAAGGATTAATTTATCTTGTTTTAAATGATGTAAGTTACGTACCTCCCTCTTTAATTGTTCGGTGGTACCACTTAATCCATCAATTAAAGATTCATTTATATTATGCCCTGAAGATTCAAACATTATTTAACCGCCTTTATTCTATATACAATGCTTATATCATTAATTTCAAAATCAGCTGCTATAGCACTGCTTGCATCACCACTAATTTTAAGCTGAAAACTATAGATATTATTTACTGAAGCTTCTGGAACTAATTCCGCAGCTAGCCAATCATTAGTACCAGCATTAAATGGAATACACTTAGCATCAGCATTAGCTTTAGTACTTGAACCATCTGTACCACTTGTAATTTTATAAAAATTACTACTAGGAGCTGCACCATTCACCCCATATTGTACTTGCACATTACTTGCATCACCTTTGTAAGAGATGTATACTTTATAAATTTTCTTACGTACTCCTGGGGTTCCAAAATCATAATCTTTTGTAAGGATATTAACATTAGCCGACGCTTCTGCAGTGCTAGACCATTGTTGTATTGTATCATCAGCTCCATATTGAGCTTGTATTAAATTATTATCATAATCATTAACCATATTGCTTAATGAAGTAACGCTTCCAGTATTTGTACCAAAAGCTTTTGATGCCATACCTTTTACAAAACCACGTGTTGTAAAGTCATATATATAAATATATCCTTCACCTGAATGAGTCCCAGTATCTCCGTCAAAATTTTGTTGAATTAATAATTGTTTTTTATCCTGTATATATCCAACTACTGGAGTATGCGCTCCTGAATTTGTAAATGCATCCCATGAAGCTCTGCTAATAACTTCTTGTCCATTTTTCTCAAATAGGTTAATTACTTTTCCTCCGTTATAAAAGTAAACTCCATTTTTATTTGCCCATCCTACACCTATATCTGTAGTAGCTACTTGACAGCCATTTTTAACACCTAATCCTCGATGTTGCGTTTCTAAATATTCTTGCCCTTTAGATACATTAATAATATACAACGTTTTATCTTTAAATTGCAATAGTCTATCGGCAAAAGTAGCTAAATGATTAATCATCTCTCCATCTTCTGTAACCACGTCTATAAATTGACTTGAGGGGAATTTATCATATTGTCCTACAGGAGATTTCATTAACCTGTCTCCATAGTGAACAACTCTACCTGTCTTTAAGGCTCCTGTAACCATTTTTTGTTTAACATTCGCTACATAAGCTCGTTGCCCTGCAATTACACCAGTTTTATAAGACTCTAAATTTACTTCATCTGTATGAGAATGCCCATTAGCGGTAAAATAACTTAAATATTTAGGAGGGTGTTTAACTGTATTGGTATCAGCTGTTGTCATATAAAAATAAGCTCGGTTAGTTGGAGTAGTCATCCTTGAACCCGCTCTCCAATCTGCATAACCACTACTTGAACCAGTGGTTGATTGTGCTCCATATACTTTAACACCTTTGCTCATATCGCAATCCATCAATCTCCATAATTGAGAATAACCATCTTCACTAGATGACCAATATACTCGCACCCCAGAAATACGCTTATTTCCCGTATCTGTCCTTATAGTCTCATCTGCGCTCCCAAAATTAAAATTATGGTTGTTGGGAAAAGTGGAAGTGTCTGTTGCGTGGTGTGAACCATAATTTACAATCCCTTCCTCAGCACCATTGCATTTAATAAATGGTTTAAAACTAACTGAGATATCACTACCTGTAGTACTGTGTGTACCTGTTCCATCTGAAAAATACATTTCAAGTTTAGGCGTATCACCTGCGCCACTAGTATTTCCAGATGTGCCATCGGAAAGAGTATGAGTAGGATACATTTGCAATAATTGAGGAGTGCTTTCTTGCGTTCCATCATCATAAACAGTGGTAATATGAAATTTATATCTTGTTGAAGCATCTGCCTGCCAAGTACCAGAATTGTTTGTCCCTTCATTAAATACTAATCCAAAACCCCAATACATACCTGAATCTCCAGCAGCTCCATCGACAGAATCGCCATTTTCGCATTGCTCATTAGCAAATGCGAAACCTTTAGCTTCACCCGAGTAATTAGAATCATCATTAGACATAATAGCATTTATACATACTTTTTCTTCACCTAGTCCATCAATGCCGCTGTTTTCATAACCAGACGTTGGGAAACAAGGTGTTATTGCAGCATCTGCAGTGTAGACAAGAGGAACATTTACTTTGGTTGTTAGAGAAGGGTCAGCAGTAATAGAGAGTATTCCTGATTCAGATGTCCATGTATCTGTAAAGAAACCATATGTTTTAGGTTTAATTAATCCTCGCCATTTTGGTATATTTGTACCAGTAGTACCTTGATTAGGGTTTCCTAATTGCACTCCATCGCATACACGTAGCCCGCCTTTAACAAAATAATGTGCTAAATATGCCGCCTTATTAAACGTTAATGTTAAGCCACTACTTGTACCTGTTGTATCATTATCTATTCGAATTAGCGTGTTAGAATCTATTTGAGTAATAACTGAGCCAGCAGGGATATTAGTTCCGTCAACCGTCATTCCTACTGATAACCTGCTAGTACTAGTACATTGAACAATTTTTGGATTGCCTCCAAATGAACTACCAGAGCCAGCAGTATTATTGGTATCACACGAACCCTGCGTAAAACTTCCATCTAGGTTAATAAGATTTGCAGCTGTATTATATGTATTCCAGCATTTGTTAGTACCAAAAGCTTCTTTTTGAAATGTCCCAACATGAGCTCCGCCTGTCGTATCGTATAATGATATATAATTCGTTGCCACTTCAGGAGTTGTATCTGCATCATTAATATATATATCTCCATCAGCATAATCATACATTTGATAATCTAAAGAGTACGACATTAAACCAGTGCCTTTATTTGATGCAGGACCGTTTCCATATATGGAGCATGTCGTACTATATTCATCTTGTATAGGTGAGCCAGCAGGATTAGCTTCGTGATTGACAAACGAGCCCATAAGTCTAATTCTGCCCACTTCATCAACCATTACGTCTTCACAAGCAGCTAATTCATTGTCGACAATATCTCTTGGGTCAGAATTATCATTAATCCCACCTTCAAATCTATCTATTTTTAACACTTGTTTAGGCATTCTTATCCCATTTAAATAAACGTGTTATTATTTCAATCAATGTTTGATATGATTTAACAATACCACGTTGTTCTATTTGCATCTTCTTCTGTTGGTCTATCAACTTTATTATAATACCTTCCAATCGATTAAACTTTTGATGTATATCTTTAGTTAAATCGTTTTGAATATATTGATTTTGCTTCCAGATAAAAAATCCAAAAGCCATTGCTACCGCTACGGGTATTCCAAACTTTTCTATAATCTCTATAGGGTTCACAATTATCTATCATTACCTAAATTTAAAGATTGAATCATAGCATTAAATCGCTTTTTTTGCTTTTCCGACCACATAGGCATAGTTCTAAACATTGCACCTACTGATTTCTCTGTAGGCCAATACCTTCTCGCCTTCACTAAAGCATCACGCTCATTAGTTTTACGCCTTATCCAATCCCAGAGAGGTCCACCACCCATAACGCCTCCTATTTATTAGCTGTTGTAAAGTCTACATCTACTTTAGAGTAATCAACTCTTAAATAGCCGTTTCTAGCTCTTTCTGCAGCCCAAGGGACTTCATGTGCCATTACACCACGATAACGCCCGCTACCATAAGATTTATCCTTATAATCAAACTCATAAACATTAATACCCATTGGTGATTTACCAAGATAGGCTACGTTTTCTTTAAGCTTAACATCAGAAAATATCTTTCCAATAGCTCCACCTATACCTCTTTTTCCAAGAGTACTATCCCATAGTTTTCCAGCTGTTCCTTTAGAGCCTAGTAAGTTCTTTTGAAAACTTGCAGCGCCACCTAGCATATTACCTAGACCACGTGCAAAACCACTCTTAGAACCTTTTAACTGATTAGCTAAATGAGTTGTTCCACCGCTAACTACATCAATTGGATTCCAAGTTTTTTGTTTAGCCATTCCTCCTAAGAGTCCTCCAACTGCTAAGCCTGCAGGTCCTAGTGCACCTAATGCACCCATACCAGCACCTCCTAGTTGCCCTAGAGCACCCATAGCACCTTTACCTAATATTCCTGCTGCGCTACCTAACTGGCCTAATCCAGCACCGCCAAATTGACCTAAAGCTTTTAATCCCATTCCTCCAAACTTGCCTAAGCCTTTTAAGCCTCCGCCAGCTAGATTTCCAAATCCTTCCATACCGCCCATTGCATCCCATCCTTGTTTCATCAATCCTGGAATAGGACCAAAGTCAAAGTTACCTGGACTGTGCCCTGAAGGCTGTCCAAGAAACTGACCCCAATTTGGCTGGTTTACTTCAACGGATTCTTGAAGGTTATATGGATTTTGAGGGTCATAACTAGAACCCATCAAGCCTTGATTATTCATTAAACCATACATTATCTTCTCCTAACTTATTTATTATATGGGCTATCATCACGATGAGCCGCACTTATTAAGATATCAATATTCTTTTGTTGTGATATCCAATTTTGCCAAACTTCATGTGGCAAATTTCCTTGTGGATTCATTGTATAATAATTATGATACAACGAGTTTTTTACCTCATTAGGCATGTCTTCAGAAGTTTGAACCATATCATGAAAAGCATTTGGTTGTAACTCCCAAGGATGAGTAGTCTCTCCTACCCATCTGTATTGAGCAGGGTCATTGCCATGTCCTTGAGAAGGGTCTAATGTATTATACATTTCCCATGCAGCATTAGAATGAGCATCTGTTGGAAATAACGCTTTTGCTTCATCAGCAATAGTCGGTTCTTTTTCCTTTTTGCCAATTAACCCTTTTAATAGTCCTTTTATATTCATTACTATCCTTTTATTAACTCACCCCATAATGAGGCTTTACCATCTATTATTTGTATTATATGAACAGTAAAGTTACCACCCTTATAATAATCTACAACAGCAAATGCATGCGCCCATTTATGCTGCCTTCCACCTAACCATTTATTCTTTTCAGAACTCATATCTTTTAAACAACCCAAACTCCATGCAGACTTTGGACCATCCATATGTGTCACAGTATCTTGCTGTAAAGCGTGATGATGACCATATATAATATTACATCCTAACTTCCTAAGATGATTAGCGGCGTGGTATTGACCTCCAAAGTGATGTCCATGATAGTAATATAGCTTACCTATCTTAAGATATTCACCTGGTGCATGATACTTATAACCACGCTCTTTAAACTTGCCAGCTTTCTCAAACGATAAATCTAAATAAGGATGCTCTGCGTTAAAGAAATCTAACCACTCATCGTGATTACCAGCACATATATGCTTTGTCTTTACATTCGCTTTATCTAACGATTCATCAATATCGTCTAACAGTTCATTCACACCTTTTATATCTTCCTCTACTTGAGGTAATATAAATTCCAATGGTGGTTTTTTCTTTCTTTTCCATTGCCAATGTGAACATCCTGCAAATTCACCTAAATCACCTAAATCAACGTATATGTCAGGTTTTACTATCTCAATCGCTTGCTTTACTACGCTGATTGCTTTTCTATCGTGAATAGGTGCGTGTTTATCAGGCGTAACAATTGCACGCTTAACGACACCTTTGTCGATACTAGCCATATCAAAAAACTCCTAACTGAAAAGGTCTCTTTCTTTAAATCCCCAATCAAGAGGGGATGTCCAGAGTCCTTTTGCACTTGCAAGCAAAACTTCAGTTTCGCTTCGTGGGAACTTCAAAAATAAAGCATCGCATTTTAAGCATGCCCATAATATCGGTTCATCTGTTGCTCCTAATACCTCTATTGCTTCCATATGGCGTGAATTACAGTGTAGACATTTTTTAGGTTTTTCTTCAAAATATACTTCATTTTCTACACCTATTGACTCAACCACGCTATCTGCTTGATTATCTACAACAAGGTCCTCTAATAGTATCATACTCTCCTTCAAATACCTAAGCTTTTTTTAACCTTACTCCACAGAGCGTCATCTAACTTATTCTTTGAAGATGCTACTAAATAATCCCCTAAAACACCTACTACACTTTTTACTAATGATTCTGTCATAACATTTTTCATAACAAAACCCATTGCTTTACTTATCATACTACTCCTTTTACTTTTTAAATTCTTTTACTATTTTAATAGCTAAATGTAAAGCTGTTAATAGCCCTACTGCTACTGCAACAGCATCAGGCAACCAGCCTGTTAAAATTACTCCTGCTGAACTGCCTCCGATTAATGTTGTTTTTAAAGTATCGTTTATCATTATTCCCTTCTAATCTACAATAGACTTTTGCGTCCATGAAGATGTATTTTTAGAACTTAATACCCAAGCACCATCTGTAGTTGAGGTAGCATCGTTCCAGTTAACTCCAAATGAAGACCATACTTGAGGACTTTCATCCCACTCATAGTCTTCTGCTGGATTTATATTTACATTTTTAATTGCCCAATCATAAGTACTATTATCATCCCATTTTGCTGTTGTTTCATCCCACGACTCTAGTGTTAAGTTCCATTTTAAACTACCAATAGAACGAGTAATCCAATTAGAGTCTAGGCTTATAGGCTTTTTGCCCCATGTACCTACAGATGCAATATTTTTAATTCCCCAACTCATTAAAAGTCTATAGGCTTAATATGACCAGTGTGTCCATAATTAGACCTAGCATATTTTCTACCTTCTTTTACAAAGTCTTTATATTTTATATCAAATACAGTATGTAAGTTAGGATTTAGATTGGGAGGTCTTAAATAACCCTCTGCAATTACCTTGCTTGATAAAGCTTCATGGAATTGATTAGGCAAATCAGAACTACTTGTTAAAGTAGTAGTAAAATCTGTCGCCTGAGCAATCGCATGTATTCTCATTTCTTTAGCTTCTGATATAGATTGAAAATTAGTTGTCTTATCATCACGTGATACAGTATCTATTACCTTTTCAACAACCCCTAATCTACGATTATCAACATACCAATATCTTTCATTTGACGATGTTGTAGGAGTAGGTAATTCATTAGTACCATCAGACCATTCATCATCATCAATAACAGGCATTTCTAATAATCGTGGTATTTCAACATCATTAATTTGAACTTTAGTAATTTTTAAAATATCACTATGTAATTCATAATAACGTTTCCCTGCTGTAGAATTTTGCACATATGAAGTTTTAATTAATTCAGTACGTGCACAATAATCATCTTGAGCTCTATTTAAAGCTAAACGTATTTCAGTCTGTCCCATAGCAGGATGATGTTGTTGTACTATTTCTATTAGTTCTAATTGAGTCATTAGTCTTCCTTAGAGTTTTCCTCATTCATTTTTTCTAATATTTCTATAGCTCCTTGAGCTTTTAAAGCCATTGCTTTATGTGTTTCTAATTGAATCTTTAAAGACTCTATTACTTCATCATTACTTAATACTTCTTTTTTTACTTCTTCTTTTACCTTATTCATAAAACTCCTCTTATGTTTGTTGTATTGTTACGTAACCGCCCCAGATAATATCATCTGTAGCTGTGGTTACAACTTTTATAAATAACATTTTATCATCTGCTCCAACGTGATTAGATGCTAATGCAGTATCATCATTTGTCTGTAATCCACTATTAGATATCTCAGCACTAATTGTACCAGCGTCTAAATCTAACGTATATACCTCTATATCCATCGCATCATCACTACCGTTAATTCTAACTTTTGTTGCCGTATAGCCAGTAGGAACATCTATATATGCATATAATTCACAATCTGGGGAAGATACTCTAAGACCTTTAACAGAACTACTATCATCAATTACTGCATAATTTATATCTGCAGTACCTCCCTCATTTGAAGTAAATGCTGTAGGAGGTATCTTAATTGTAGTTCTATTTTCTAAAAATGTACCTTGTATAGTTAAGTCTCCTGATTCATTCATTTCAGAAACAACATTATCAGCTCCATTTTTTACTTTAAATTTTTGTGCACCAGCTCCAACTCCCTGGTCATCATCAACACGTATAATAACATCTTGTGTAGAGCTAATTAATAAATCAGTACTTGCTTTATTATGATAACTAGCTGCTCCAAAATTCTCTGCACTTACATATCCTGTCGCTGAGACATTCCCAGTGGTCCCACTAATAGTTAAAACAGTAGCTAACGAGTTCATAGTGCTTGCAGTACCTACAGCTGGCGTTGCAACTTTAAAAAGAATATCGCCACCAACTCCTGTTCCTTTACCTTTACCAGCCTCTATAGTTAAAGTCCCACCAGCTATATCGTTAGTATCCCCTGCAGTAGTATCTCCAGCAGATATTAACATAGATGCTCCTGCAACATTATGAGCTGTGTTGTCAGGCGCTATAAGACCTCCATTAGGCATAATTAAAAATGGTCCTCCGACTGATAAGCTTCCAGCAATAATTACATTGTCAGATGTGTCCATCGTAATAGTACTTCCACCATCAGAAGCTTTAATAATATTACTACCAACTGTTAAACTGCCATCTATTTGTAAATTTCCTGATTCATCTAAATTAGCCACTTCTGTAGTATCATTATAAAATGCAAAACTTTGAGATGTTTCATCATTATCATCATCTAAAAGGAATGTTAAATTACCATTAGATTTAATGACTATGTCGCCTGCATCAGTAGTAATATCTCCACCTTGTAAATCTAAATCTCCAACTACAGTTAAGCCTCCAGCCATAGTAATATTTGTATCATCACTAATAGTCATTGCTGTTGCTAAACTATTAAGAGAGCTACCAGAACCACCTGCATTTGCTACTTGAAATATTATATCTCCGCCTGCTCCCGTTCCTTTACCTTGCCCTCCTGCAATAGTTAAACTACCACCAGCTATATTATCTGTAGTTCCAGCAGTTGGATTTCCTCCCGCTATAGTTAAACCAAGACCTACAGCATTATGAGCAGTTGCTTCTGGCTCTATATAAGATGCTTGAGCAAATCTAAGATTACCACTTCTCATTACAATTTGGCCATCTACCCCCGCTGTTCCAAATGTAATTACATGACTTGAATCTGAACTTCCATAACCAGCACGTAACCCCATCGATTGTTCGCCTATTATATTAGCAGCATTTCCAGTACCTGAAAAATATATTTCAGCTCCAGAATCGCTTGTAAGAGATAGCTGAGATGTTCCAAGCTCTATTGAATCATCTTCAAATGTTGCACAATTAACTCCACCAGCATAAATTTTAAGTTTATTCGCACTTCCTTCAGTGATATAAGTGTCTCCTACAGTATCTGTAGTAGTACTAGACGTAGCTCCAAAATATAACTTATTAGTACCTGTAATTGATACGTCTGCATTTATAAAATTAACTTGAGAATCTTTTCTAATTCTCATATTGCAATCATTATACTCAGTCCCAATCCAATTATATGTAAGAGCTTCAGCCGTTCCATATCCACCAAATCCAGTTAATTTTGTATTGTCACTTTGCTTTCCAAAATTATAACTACGTGACCAGCCAGCGCCATCACTAGCTGCAGTTTCTATTTGCACTCCATAAATAGGAGAACCACTATCTATATGTACCTGTAAGCCAGAAGTTTCAACAGCAATACCCTCTGTAGATACCATTAATGCAGAGCTAGTTCCATCACCATCTTCTATCGCTTTTAAACTTGCATTAAGACCTGTATCAGATATTTTTAATAATAATGGATATGTAGATGCTATAGTATTATTAGCTAAAGTTGCCATTAACCTTGTCCTCCTGCGGCTTGAAAGTTAAACTTGCCCATATATTCTGCTTTTAAAGCCATCATTCTATCCTTATAGTAATCATACTTTTGTTTATTAATCGCACTAGCACTTTGAATAGCTGCCATTGTAGCTTGAGCCATTTCAGAATCTTCATCTACTAAATAATCCCATACGTCTTGACCTGAATTTGGCTTATTATCATTCATCAATTTAGATATAACATCCATAGAAATAGAAGCATCAGTAGTATCTTGTATTAAGTTTAATAATTGCCTACCTAAAGCCATATGAGCAGCATATAATATTATATGTTCATAATACTCATCAGGAAACCCGTTAATAGAAGAAGTGGAGCTATTGAATGATGTTATTGTAAAAGGTCTAATATAATAAAAATAAGCAGGTTCGCTGCCACTGGGCTCAGGTTTAACATGAGCAGTACCATTAAATATATAATATACTGGGTCATCAGCGGTGGCCTTATAAATAGAATTAGCATTATCTAAATATTGACGTTGTGTTTCAGGAACTTTCCTACAAGGAAACCCATTTCGTTCAACATATTCTATATTACGAATTTCATCAGTATCAAGACCACTTCCATCTTCTTCTGCTAAAGAAGCTGTTACAAAATTATGAACTTCAAAATCACCAGTCTGTTTTAATTTATCTATCACGTCATAACAACCATCTACTACAAATTGCTCTAAAGCATTTGTATCAGCCGTAATTGGTACGCCAGCTAAATCTTTAATTCTATCTTCAAAATTCGTAACTAAAGCCACTATTTTTTACCTTTTTTAGATTTATTCTCTACATTCAATTTACGCCTAGTATTAGGCGCAACTTCCCCCTTCCAAGGGTTTCCTACATTACTTGAATATACTACTTTGCTATTAGGCATCACTTCCTACTGGAGGAGCATTAATACCTACTTTAATAGCATAATCAACTCCAGGGTCTTGATTAGGGTCTAAACCTAATTTATAAAACTTATAAATGCCAAAGCCTAAAGTGCTACCATTAGTTTCTGCTGCATACTTTACAAGCGCTATTTCATCATCTATTTCAGCATTAGATATAGAACCCGTTACAATAGTATCCCACATTGAATGAGTTAAAT